TTATATTTTTAATGGTTATTGTTTTACGATAATGATAGGACAATTTTTATGCCAAAAGAATAATTAATCTGATTATCAGATGGTTAATATTCTGCTAATTATATGTGAAATGGAAAAAATCCTCATATAGTGTGGGATGATGTGGAAATGTTCCACATTGATACCTTTCTTCCATTAATCTTTTCGCACCTTTGCGGAAAAATGGATAAAATCAGATACCGTCTTGTATATAACCGCCAGAACACACTAAACAGGCAGGGCACGGCTCTTGTACAGGTTGAAGCCTATTTGAACCAAAGGAAAATCTACCTGAAGACCAATGTTTACCTCAAGCCTGAATGCTGGAGTCGTGAGGGGGCACAAGTCATTAACCACCCCCAATCTAACGAACTCAACGCAATGCTCTATGAATACATCCTGTATCTGCAAGGCATAGAATTGGGGTATTGGAAGCGCGGAATACCTGCCACACTCTCACTACTGAAGGATGCTGTCAAGAAGAAAAGTGCCGTGAATATCAGCTTCTCCACTTTCGCCAAATCAGCCATTGACAATTCGGACAAGAAGCAGTCCACCAAGGACAACCTGCACTCGACACTGGCAGTCCTGCATGATTTCCGTTCCGGATTGGACTTCAAGGACCTTACCTATACATTCCTTCGTGATTTTGAGCAATACTTGAGAGAAAAGGGCAATGCGGTCAATACGATAGCCAAGCACATGAGACAGCTCCGTACCTTGGTCAATGAGGCAATCAACCAGGGATATATGCACGCAGATTCTTATCCGTTCAGAAAGTACAAAATCAAACAGGAGAAAGGCAGACATGAGTTTCTTACCCCGGACGAGCTGAAGAAGCTGGAAACGGTCGAGGTGGAAGAGGAATCCATGCGCCATGTGCTCGATGCCTTCCTGTTCTGCTGTTATACCGGATTGCGCTATTCTGACTTCTGCCAGCTCACACCTGAGAATTTCATTAGGATAAACGGCAAGCGGTGGCTGTACTTCAAATCCGTCAAGACAGGGGTGGAAATCCGTCTGCCGTTGCATCTGCTGTTTGAAAGCAGGGCATTGGGCATTCTTGACCGCTATCCTGATATCGGAAGTTTTGCCGCTTTGCCTTGTAACTCGGAAGTGAATAAGCAGCTTCGAAAGCTGGCCGGGTTATGTGGTATCAAAAAGCGGATAACCTACCATGTGAGCCGTCATACCTGTGCCACCCTGCTGGTGCATCAAGGTGTTCCGATTACAACAGTCCAGAAGCTGCTCGGACATACTTCCGTAAAGACCACACAGATTTATTCGGAGGTACTTTCCAGCACCATTGTGCGTGACTTGAAAAACGTTCAAAAGGGAAAAAGAAAAGTAAAGATGTTTCCCGATAAAGGCTTGAGAACATCTGGTTTTATAGACAACCGGTAGATTTCATGAATCCTATTTGTTTTCTATTAATATTGTGACTCTTTAATTTCTTCGGATAATCGAAATATTGCTCCTGATTATTTTTTTCAATATGGATTGAATATGGAATAGTTTTCACTATCTTTGCAGTGTAACCAGGAGCTTGATGGCAATAAATATTGTCATCAGGCTCTTTTTTTATTGTCTATCTGTCGAATAATGGAATCCCCCGTCTGGCTTCACAGTCTGACGGGGGGAGGTTAAATCCAATCAATAATAGTTTTGAAAGAATCAGGTCAACAAAGTATTGACAAAGATAGTGAAATATGAATAGTAAGCAATATGGATATGGATTTATTTTGCATATATATAAATTCTCGGCGTTTTTTTCAGGAAAGATAGGGACAGTTGAGAAATAAAGGAAACAGGATGAATAATTTATCATATAATAATTAAACGGTGAATGTAATGGAGATAGATATTGCAAACATTATTAGTGCTGCCGGAACATTGCTGGCAGCTTATTTCGCCTATAATCAGTATACCAAAAACAAGTTAACTGATTTAAAAGTGGAATATTTTAAAAAAGAAGAGAAAAGAAGAAGTTACCACCGCAGCGAGAACTCCGCCAAGGTGTTCGGTGAGTTGTGGCGTGTACTTTATGAAACGAAAGCAGACAGGGTATATATCGTACAACCCCATCCCTTGGGGCATATAGCTTTTCTTTCGGTGCAGTTCGAGGTAAAACGAAAAGGTATAGCCGGAATGCGTGAAAGCATTCAATCACTTCCCATGAGTGAAGTGGCCGTTTTTGCAGAAAATCTCGCAAAGAATCTTTTCATGTTCTATTCAGATATTGATAACCAGGTTAAGGATAAGGTTGCCAAATCTCTATTATCAACAAATGGATGCAACAGCGTCGCTATTAAACGGCTTAATTCATCTCAAGATTGGGTTGGAAATATCTTTTGTGAGTTTACAGATGAAACGGATTTGAATGAAGATGAACTTCATAAGGTCTTGCATGAAGCAGCGGTTAACATACAATATATCCTGCCGGAATTCAAAGAAAATAAAATCGAATAATTATAATTAATGAGTAGTATGGCTGACGTAAGAAAACTTGCACCGTTTATTCTGAAATGGGAAGGCGGTTTTGTAAATGACCCTGACGATTTGGGAGGGGCTACCAATATGGGGGTGACTATCGGAACCTATGAGGCATATTGCCGAAAGAAAGGATATTCCAAGCCTACAGTTGAAAGATTGAAAAATCTCACAAAAGAGGGATGGACGGAAATCTTGAAAACCATGTACTGGGACAGATGGAAGGCTGATGAGATAAAATCGCAATCAGTTGCTGATATATTGGTTGATTGGGTCTGGGCATCTGGTGCGCACGGAATTAAGATTCCTCAACGCTTGCTTGGTGTTACAGTGGATGGCATTGTAGGTCCCAAGACCATTGCCGCAGTTAATACCCGTAATCCGCGTGAACTGTTTGACCAGATCAAGATTGCACGGTTTGATTTTATCGAGGATATATGCCGGAAACGCCCAGCAAACAACAAGTTCAAACGGGGGTGGATGAACCGCATAAATGATATCTCTTATGTTGGTTAGAATTATGAACTGGGTAAGCCAGCAATATATGCCGGCTCCTTTCATGTGTCTGTTCCTGCTGTTCGGATCATGTGGCAGCTCGCATAAATCTGTCAAGTCAGACACTAAGATTATACAGAAAGATAGTACACGTGAATCTGTCAACATCGTACACGGATCAACCGCTTCTTTGAGTGAACTTTTTACAACCAATGGCAGCTATGTAATTGATTTTCGGATTTATGATACAAGAAAACCGCCCGACAGCCTGACCGGAAAACCTCCGTTACTGGCTGACGGTCACGTAGAGGGTGATTTCAGCAAGAATAGAAAAAAGGAAACTGCAACCAAAGACAGTACGAAAGTGAAAGCTGACAAGGAAACCACTTCCGATATCCGTGAGGAAAACCGGTCAGAAACCATAAAAGAGAAAAAAGAATCCATGCTGCCTAAACAAATCGGTTTTGTCTGTGTTTGTGTAACCGTTTTGATTGTCGTTATACTAATAGTAAAACATTGGCGCAAAAGACAATCTTCATCATAAAACTTTAAATTTATAAATTGGACTACTCCGGCTCGTGATGAGTCGGGGCGTTTTATTAAGAAACTTGGTTGCATCTATTTTTTTGCAAAATCACTTTTATTTTTGCCTGTAAACATACATTTATTCAAAATAAAATATTACCTTTGCAGTATACAACTGGAAAGGTAATATTTCCATACACATTAATATTGTCTGAAACTTTTAAAAATAAATAAATATTATCCCTATGAGGACAATTGCCTGTGAAGGTAATTGTCCTTTTTTATTATTACATTTTCTTGTTTTTGTAGACAACAAAATGTATATTTGCCATACCCAGTTGGATGGATGGGATAATTAATATTTTTAAAAGTTTATAAGAAAGAAATGAATTATTTAATTTTTAAGTACGATGAAATGGATGGAAGTTCCATTTCAAATGTATCAACAGATATTTTAACTATTGAAATTAATGGTGAACCGTGGTTTGTAGCTTCCGATGTATGTAATTTATTAGGGTTGACTAACACTACCGAATCTTTGTCTTCTCTTGATGAAGATGAAAAGCTGACCTCAGTAATACTTAGGGCAGGTCAAAATCGGAGAGTTAATCTAATCAGTGAGAGTGGTTTATATTCCTTAGTATTCAAGAGTAGGAAACCATTTGCTAAGAAGTTCTGCAAATGGATTACTAAAGTTGTAATTCCTTCAATAAGGAAAACCGGACGTTATAGTATAGACAGAAGTGAAATCCCTAATTTTGTAATAAGGTACAATGATAATTGGGATCGAGTGGATAAAGGGTATTTTTCTGTTATAAACGAACTGTTTGTTAGACTTTACGGAAGATTCCATCATGTTGGGTACGAAATCCCTAACAAAGCTTTCGATGGAAAGGAAATCCGCCCAGATGTGAGCGTGGGTAAATGTTTTGCTACCTATTTAAAGCTTAACTATTCTGAATTAGCAGGCAAGTACAAATCTTACAAACATAAATTCCCGAGTGGAATGGAATTAGATGCAAGGCAATATGAAAATGCCCTTTTGCCTATTTTTATTCAATATGTGGATGAAGAGTGGATTCCTAAACACGCAGAAAAATATTTCTCCGCAAGAGATACGAAAGCTTTAGATTACCTTCCTAAGCTTTTGGATTCCAAAAAGAAATCAGCTTAATGAATAAAAATGGCACATTATACCATCCAGTAATGTGCCATATATTCTATTTTCCTATCTTTGCCCTGTGATTTTGGAGTAGAAGCCAATCTCATAATAAAAGTTGGAAGGTGTGTCAAAATGCGCACCTTCTTTTTTTATGCACAAAGCCCCGACTTTCACAAGCAGGGGCTTTGTTATTACCT